CATAATGGGCAGATTACTTATAGATACAATTCCTTTTACTATGACTAAGAGGCAAATCAATGAATCATTGGAAGATAACAATGGTAGATTGATTGTTAATGGTGTCCTACAACGTGCTGAAGCTGAAAACCAAAATGGTAGAGTTTATCCACGTTCAATCTTAGAAAGAGAAGTGGAAAAATACAAAGGTAGAGAAATTAAAGAGAATAGAGCATTTGGTGAGTTAGACCATCCTGAATCTTCTGTAGTTGAACTAAAAAATACCTCACATATCATCAGAGAAGTATATTGGAAGGGTGATGATGTAATGGGTAAGGTAGAAGTACTTAAAACTCCAGCAGGGAACATCCTTAAAGAACTTTTAGAGGCAGGTTGTACTGTTGGTATCTCTTCAAGAGGTATGGGTTCTGTAAAAGAAGCTAGTAATGGTAAAACTGTTACTGTAGAAGATGATTTTGATTTAATTTGTTGGGATTTTGTATCAAACCCATCAACACATGGTGCATTTATGAGACCTATGAACGAATCGGTAGTTGGAAAAGCAAAAACACCTTCATATAAAAAGATTAATACATTAGTACGAGATATCATCTGTGAAATTGATGGTGTTTGTTCTATTTAGGAGATAATAAATGAAATTAACTGATATAAAAAACTCACTCAACGAAATCTCAGCAATCGGTGGATTAAAACAGGTTGTAAAAGGTAATACCGATAGAGTAGAAGGAATTAAACTATCAAAAGAAATGGCACAAGCTATGATTGATTGGTTTAACTCATCTCCTTATGGTAGAAAGTATCCAAATGCTAAAAAAGGTAGATTAAACTTATCATTAGGTATTATGGGACACTTTGGATTAGATAGATACGCTAAACACAAAGGTGCTAAAGAAGAATTAAAGTATATCAAAACTTTATCAAAGGCTATGAGAGATAACGTAAACGAATCTCCAGTTTCAATTAATAAAGCTGAGATGGAAAAACTTCATAAAGATGGTGAGATTGAAAAAGATGGGCATGAGATTAAGTTCACTAAAGAAGAAAAAGTGAACGAAGGTAAGTACGATGGTATGTTAGATGTTATCGAAGATTTAGTTTCTAAAGCTAGTTCGTTTATGGATGTTGGTAATCAACTAAAGAAACACAAAGTTAAGTATTCTTTTTCTACATCAATGATGCCAATATACAGACTTGATAAACTACCTATCGCTATTGTAAATAAAAGATATGTTGATAAAGCTGATAGAGAAGTTGGTGATATCGCAATCGGTTTGATGGAATCGATGAAGATGAATGAAGCTAAGTACGATATCGGAATGGCTCGTAAAGGAAACGGATTGACTGTTTACAACAAAGCTGAAGAAGAAAAAGGTGATTACAAAAATGTAGCTCACATTGATAACAAAGGTAAGATTAAATATTACGATAAAAAAGTTCCATCTAAAATTAAAAAACAAATCGAAGCTGAGGCTAAGAAGATGATGGAAATAAAAATAGAGGGAACTATGAAACTAACAGACTTATTAAATGAAGATGTTTACGTTAAAAATAAAAAGACTGGGAACACTTACGCTGTAAAAAACGCTGACCCATCTAAACACGTACCACCATCAAAGGATGATATAGCAAAAGCTAAATCAGATGCAAAAGATGAACCAAACAGAGAACCTTCAAAAGATGAACCTAAAAAGGATGAACCTAAAAATGATGGACCTAAAGTTGAATTATCCAAAGATTTTGATAAGTTATATTATGCACAGGATATCGAAGGTGATGTTGAAAAACTTGAAGGTAAAATATCTGATGAAGATTATAAAAAAATGATGGAAAAGCTAGAGGATTTAAGTTATGCACAACAGGATGCTGAAGAAGCTGAAAACTACGATTCTCCAGAAGAAGCAGAAGAAGATGGTTTAGATGTAAGACCAAAAGAAGAATTGGAAAAGATGGCAAGTGATTTAAAAGACATGATTAGACAATCCAATGGTACTCCAAAAGAAGAACCTAAGAGTGAACCAAAAAAGGATGAACCTAAAAGTGAACCAAAACGAGTACCTTTAGATAAAAATGATAGTTACTACATCAAAACTGCAGTAGAAAAAAGAATGGGACCAGCAGCGTTTAGAGCACTTAGTTATGGGGATATGCAAAAAGCTTATAATGATGAAATGAAATCTAGAGGTTGGGAAAAGGGTGATGATGGAGAGTGGACTAAACCTGCAAACGAATCATCTAAAAGAAAAATAAAAGAATCAAAGGGAAATTCAATGAAATTAAAAGATTTACTAAACGAATCATTTGAAAAGGGTAAAGTTTATTCAAACCCATTTCACACTCCATTCGTTAAAGAAAATGATATGGATAGAGATGAAGAATCTAATGAAATGACTAACGAACAAAAGATGGCATTTTTAGAAGCAGTTAAAGCATACAAATCATTTGGTGAAACTGTATATAGAAATGAAGGATTGGCTGAAGTTTATGAATCAATCAAAGGGTTAGTAGAATCAGCTGGTAAAAATATGGTTAAAGAAACTGAAGGTTCGTTTGATGGTATTACAGTTGGTAGACACGTAAAAAGAATGAATGAATCATTTAAAATCTTTGAGAAAACTTTAAGAGAAGTTGGAACATTACAACAAAGATTAGAATCAACTTATGATGAGATTGGTGAAGTATTAGGAAAGTATTACGAAATCAATGAATTAGAAGAAGGTAATGAGTTCGGAGCTGCTAGAGCAAAAGCAATCGCAAATGGTGATAGCGAATTTTCAGTAGATGGTAAAAAATATCCTGTTAAAGGTGTTGATAAAGATGATAAAGAGAACGCAAAAAAGTTCGCTAACGAATCTAAATCAATAAAACTTACTTCTATGTTAAATGAATCATTCGGATATGGTGAACTACCATCAGAAAAACTAATGAAGATGAAAGTATCAGCTAAAGATATGCTGGATTCAGTTAAAAACAAAACAACTAAGAAAATTGTTGAAGGTTACTCAACTGAAGAAAAAAGAATCGTATTATTAGCAGTTAGAAAATTAATGAAGTATAAGAACATTGATATCAACTTAGCAGCACAATATGTAGTAGGTGCAGCTGAAGAATTGAAATATGATATTGATAAGGGTAGGGTAAAAAAATAATGGATTACTCAGATATATTACAAGACATTTCGGTTGATTTATCTTTTATGATAAAGAAACATTTAAAGAATATCAAAAAGTTAGATTCTAAAAAGCAAAAAGCTTTTGGAAAACTATTTGTTGATATGAAGCAAGGTGTTGATGATTTATCTGAAGGAGTAAACGAATCAGTAAACGAAGCTAACTATAATACCAAACAAGATGCTATGAACGCATATATGAATGGTAAAGTAAGTGCAAAAGAATTAGATAAGATTGCAAAAAATGATTTTAAATCATCAGTAGCAACTAAAAAAGAACTACAAAACTTTCTTGATAGTGGGTATATGAAATCCTTAATGGCTAACACCTATGGATTAAAAGTTCCAGCTATGGAAAAGAAAGTAAAAGAGTTGATGAGGTTTGCAGAAGGAACATTAAAAGAAGATATTCAATACTTCGAATCACTTGATGAAGCCAAATCTATGGATATGAAAAAAAGATTAAAGGTTTACGATAAACTCAAAAAAGGTGATAAGATTACGATTAAGTATGGTTCATCAATGAGGGGTGGAGTTGAAAATGAATTTGTAGTATCCAAAGGAAAAACTTTAGTTGGTAAACAAAAAGTAGAAAGAATTATTCTACAAAATCCAGCGAATCCAAAAGGTGTTAAGTATTATCTATACCAAAGAAACGGAAACGTAACTATGGCTATTGGTGATATGGCGGCTACTATCGAAGATATGCACGAATCAATAAACGAAGCTAAAGAACCTGAAGTAATTACTCAATTAAGAAAAATCGTAAAAGATAAACAAAACGATTCTATTAAAGATACTAAGAGTGGTAAGAAGGTAAGAGTTGATATGAATTCAGCAAACCTAATGGTTCAAGTATACGATGCACTTAAAAAACAATCTAATAAAGATAAGTTTGTTAAGAGTGGTATAGTAATGATGGGACATACAGCTTATAAACTTCTTAAAAAATAATTTTTGTAAAATAATTTTGATATTTATATACACCTACACGATATTGTGATAGGTGTATTTTTTTAAATAACATTATATGCAAGATAATAGAAAAAAAAAACCTTACAAAAAAATTAGACGTGAAGATATGGAAGTACCGGGTTGCTTTACAGCCGTAAAAGTAGTTAACGGAAATATTGAATTAGCGTTGAAAGCATTCAAAAGAAAAATTAAAGATAGTGGAAAGATTGAAGAACTCAAAGATAGGAAAGAGTACATCAAACCTTCAGCTGTCAAAAGAAAAAAAATGCAACAAGCGGTGAGAGCAGAGTACAGACGTAGAATGCTCGAAAATTAAATAGTAAACACTTTTTTAGTGTTTTCATTTATAGTACACTATTTATTGCAGATAAAAATATCATCTCCCAATAGGTGATTAAATATATTAGTAAATAATATTCTATTAAGATTCTCAATAATCTTATTTCCAAAAACAATTTAGGAGAACAATTATGGCAAATAGAAAAGATTTGTTATCTGAAGCTATTGCTGATGCTAAAGCCGTTAAAGAAACTGCTCTTGCAAATGCAAAACTCGCTTTAGAAGAGGCGTTCACCCCAAAACTACAATCAATGATTTCTGCGAAATTAGCTGAAGAAGCTGATGAAGAGAACGATGATATGGAAAATGAAGAATTAGATTCTTCAGATTTAGGTTCAGGCGATAACGCAGAACCATCTGATGATGCTAGTGATTCATCTGAAGTTGAAAACGATAATGAGTTGAGTGAAGAAGAAGGTGAAGAAGAAAAAGAAGTTAAAGATGAAAATGAAATGACTGATGAAAATGATGACATGGACAATGAAGTGTACGAAGAAGAAGAATCTGATGACATGGAAAATGAAATGGCACATGAAGCTGATGACATGGACAATGAAGGTGAAGAAGATGATGAGTTAGACTTAGAATCTGTAATCGCTGAATTAGAAGCTGAAATGGACAGTGCTGATGAAACTTACGAATCTGAAGAAGAAATGGCATCTGATGATGACATGGAAAATGAAGAAGAAGAAGCTGGAATGAGTAATGAAGAAGAAGCTGAAATGGATGCTGAAGAAGATGAAGATGAAATCGATTTAGACGAAGTTATTAAAACTTTAAAAGAGATGGAAGATGATTCTGAAAAAGCAGATGAAGGTGAAAAAGTTGAAGAAGAAGAAGAAGTTGATTCTGTAAAAGAAGAATTAGAAGAAGCATATTCAACAATTGAAAGTTTAAGAACAACTATCAATGAAGTGAATTTGTTAAACGCTAAACTACTTTACACTAACAAACTATTCAGAACTTTTGATTTAAACGAAGGACAGAAAGTAAAAGTACTTGAAAACTTCGATAGAACTTCATCAGTAAGAGAAGTTAAATTAGTATTTTCAACTTTAGCAGAAAACTTAAATGTCGCTAAAAAGAAAAGAACAGTTGTTAAAGAAGGTTATGCTTCAAAAGCAACAAAAAGTTCCGCACCAAAGAAAGAAATTATTTCTGAGGGCAATGAATTATCGGCTAGATGGAAAAAACTAGCAGGTTTAAAATAATTAATAAGATTAATAACGGAGAAAAAAAATGGATTTAAAAAACATTTTAAATGAAGGTTCTTCCCACCAAGCAAGATTGTCAGAAACGACAAGAGCTCTTGCAGGAAAATGGGAAAAAACAGGTCTTCTTGAAGGTATTAGCAACGAAGTTGAAAAAGCTGGTGTTGCAACTCTTTTAGAAAACCAAGCTAAGCAATTAGTAAAAGAAGCTTCTTCTACTGGAACATCAGCAAACTCAGAAGAGTGGGCAGGTGTAGCTTTACCATTAGTAAGAAGAATATTTAGTGAAATCGTAGCAAAAGATTTCGTATCAGTACAACCAATGAACTTACCATCTGGTCTAGTATTTTATCTAGATTTCAAATATGGTACGGCTCAGCCAGGTTTCGCAACAGGCGCTGGAAAAGATTCACAAAATGATTCTGTATTCGGTGTAACTGAAACTACAGCTGACCCATCAGGTGGTTTATATGGTGCTGGTAGATTTGGATACTCAATCAATGATGTAAGTACAGTTGACCAAACATTAGCCGCTTCAGCAGCTGCTGATAAATTCGTAACTGGTTCTTTATCATCTGATGCATCAATTTATGATTATGATAGCGCTTTCGGAGCAGACTTAACAGGTAAATTTTCTGTTGCAGTTCCTACAGCTTCTATGGCTGGATTTGATGAAAAAGGTATTAGAGGATTTAGAGTAGTTGCAACTGGTATTACAGACCAATACCCACAATTTACTAAATTAGTTGGTGGTGATGTAGTATTCGTAGTAAAAGGAGCAGTTGCTGCAGCTAACAAACTACAAGCTAAATATCATGCACAACCATCTGATATTTCAAGAGGTGATTTTGAAGATAAAGGTTCTGATTTAGATATTCCTGAATTGAACGTAGAGATGAAATCTCTTCCTATTGTTGCTAAGACTAGAAAGTTAAAAGCACAATGGACGCCTGAATTCGCACAGGATTTAAACGCTTACCATTCAATTGATGCAGAAGCTGAATTAACTTCTATGTTATCAGAATACATTTCGCAAGAAATCGATTTTGAAATTTTAGATATGTTAATGCAAGATGCTAAATCTGAAGGATTCTGGTCAGCTAGAGCTGGTAGAATTTGGAATGGTAGTGCATTTGCAAATATGGATGCTACTGAATATGGCGCATCTGCTTACAATCAGGGAGCATGGTTCCAGACTTTAGGAACTGTAATCGCTGGTGTATCTAACTCTATTCACCAAAAAACATTAAGAGGTGGGGCTAATTTCTTAGTAGTATCTCCTGATGTTGCAACAATCATTGAATCTATCCCAGGATACGCTTCTTCAGCGGATAATGGTGATGCTCAATTTGCATTCGGTGTATCAAAAGTTGGTTCATTAAATAGTAGATTCCAAGTTTATAAGAATCCTTACATGAAAGAGAACGTAATATTAATGGGTTACAGAGGAACACAATTCCTTGAAACTGGAGCAGTATATGCACCATATATTCCGTTAATTATGACTCCTCTTGTATATGACCCGAAAAACTTCACTCCTAGAAAAGGTGTAATGACACGTTACGCTAAGAAAATGCTAAGAGGTGAGTTCTACGGTAAAGTATATGTAGATTCATTGAACAGAATTCAGTAATTATATAATTACAGAATAGTTTTTAAATTAAGGGTGGCTTCGGTCACCCTTTTTTTATGCTTATTTCATATTTATCTTAAAGAGTTATTTAATTATTGGAAAAAGGAAAGTATGGCTGAAAACAAAGACAAAACTCCACCAAAAGGTAATGTGAGATTTTCGATATCTCTATCGGAAGAACAGAAAAAGGCGAAAGCACAAATTTTAAATCATCCCTTCAATTTTGTAATAGGTAAGGCAGGTAGTGGTAAAACACTGTTGGCTTGTCAAATAGGATTGGATATGTTTTTTAAAAGAAAAGTAAATAAAATTGTAATTACACGACCAACAGTATCAAATGAGGATAACGGATTCTTACCAGGTTCATTAGAAGAAAAAATGGAACCTTGGTTAGTTCCCATTAGAGCTAATATGAGAAAAGTTTACAACAAACCAAACATATTACAGAAGATGGAAAGTGATGAATCTATTGAATTAGTATCATTATCACATTTTAGAGGAAGAACTTTTGATAACTCCATATGTATTGTCGATGAGTTTCAAAATCTAACTAAACAACAATTGTTGATGGTATTAGGTAGGGTAGGAAAAGGTTCTACTATGATACTTTGTGGTGATAAGCAACAAATTGATTTGAAATTCAACAATGATTCGGCAGTACATGAAGTTCCTAAGTTAAAAGGTTCGGATTATGTTTATGATATTTGTTTAAAAGATAACCATAGACATGAATCTTTAGATGAAATTTTAACATTACTAACCGATTACTAAGAAATATTATATTTATAGTTAAGTAACAAAAATAATTAAGGGAAAAGCGTGCCAGATTATAGCGGTTCATTTAGTGGTTCATTCGAAGGTAATGGAAATAAGTTGACTAATATTGATTATTATTCACTTAGTAATTTACCTGCGAGCATAACACCATTTCAAAAAAATTCAATATTAGCTAATAACTCAATTAGAGATAATTTTGTATCTAATGTTAAGACCAGATTGGATGCAGAAAGTGTTATTAGTTCATCTGCTCAATTAACAACTGAGTTTGATATTAGATATGGTAACGAAGTGGGGGATGATTTAATTAGTGGTTCGGCACAAATTAAAACATTACTACCAAGTGGAACGGTAAGTGGTTCGGCACAAACAATCGCTAATTTACCATCTGGTGTAATTAGTGGTTCAGAACAAGTCGATTTTGATAATATAAAAGATAAACCTGTAACTATTTCAGTTACACAATCAAATGCTATTATTGCAAACACTGCTAAAGTTGGATATACAGATGCAGCAGTTAAAATTAAGTTAAATTCCGAAGGTGTATTTAGTGGTTCAGCTCAAGTAACTATTAATGAATCTCAAATTAGTGATTTACAATCGTATTTAACATCAGTACCTACTGGAACTGTGAGTAGTTCAGCTCAAGTAACAATTACAGAATCTCAAATTAGTGATTTACAATCGTATTTAACATCAGTACCAAGTGGAACAATATCCTCATCAGCACAAATTACGGCATTAGGGTATTCAACAACAGATAGTACAGGTTCAGAACAATCACTATCTTTAAGTGGAGATAAATTAACCATAAGTAGTGGTAATACGATAACTCTTCCAAGTACTGATGAACAAACATTAACATTAGCTGGAAATAATTTAAGTATATCTAATGGTAATACAGTTAATTTATCCGCCCTAGCAGGCGGTGGTGGTGGTGGCGGTGGTTCATCCATTTGGAATACAGGTTCTCAAGACCCATCATCATACACTCATTTGATGACATCAAATAATTTACAAGTAACTGGTAGTGTTGATATACACGGAGACTTTACTGTAAATGGACAATCAGTATTCACTCAAACATCAGCATCTGATGTTGGAAACGCAGTTGTGATAAAGGGAAGATTGGAAGTTTTAGAAGAACAAATAGGAAGTTATATCGCATCGGCATCTATTCAAGTAGGAAATACGCAAGATACGATAGACTGTGGGGGGTTTTTCTAAAATATATTATATTTATAAAAAGAAAAAGGTAATAGTAGAAACTATACACAAGTAATGGGATAAAAATATGAGTCAAACAATAAAACATAGAAGAGGTTCGGTAGCATCTGTAAGGAATATCACCTCATTTGGTGAAGCAGAGATAGTAATCGGTAGTGGTTCGGTTGATGGTAAGGTTGATGGGCCGATAGTTTATATCGGTAAGCCGGGTGGTTCAACAGCAGCTAATGATTACGCACCTATATCAAAGATATATACAGGAGCGGGACTTCCAGCGATGACTACTGCTAATTATGGTACTACATTGGATGGTTTACCATATTACGATTCAACAAACAAAAAATTATACATTTTAAATGCACATTCTGATGGAACATCAGGACATTCTCAAATTTTGATTACATCAGAATCTATGAGTAACTTTAATACAGTTGTATCGGCATCTGTAGCGGCAGATGGGTTCGGAGCTGGTATATTTGAAGAATTAAGTGCTACATTATATAAAGCTGATGGTAAAAACCTACAAATCACAGGTTCTTCTTCTACTGCATTGGATGTATCTCAATCTATAAAGGCACACAACATAAATGTGGGTGTACCAACATCAAATGATTGGGGAAGTAACTTAGATGGTTCATATTTTAATAACTTCACAAAAGATACAGATGTATCTGAAGTTTTAAGATTTGTTGCAGGATTATTATCCTCATCTGCAGCTAATCCAACCACAAATACAAAAACATATAGTTCTATTTCAGAAAATAAAAGTAATACTGGTACTGGAACGGCGCCAGCAGGACATGTACCGCAAGGAAATTCAATAGCTGATATTACTTATTTAGTTGATAAAGGATTTGCAGCAGAAGGTGGAACATTATTTCCAGGAAAAACAATTTATAACAATGCTGGATACGCAATAAGTTATACATCTGTAGCAGGTGGTTCAACATCAGTAAATTCATCAGCCGATGCACAATTATTTGGATTGGGTGCTTTAAGTAGTGGTAATGCTAGTCAATTCCAAGTAAAAGGAACTCATGCATTTAGATTCAACAATAATAATAGTGGAACTCAAACGGAAACTTCAGCATCAACAGTAACTTTAACACAAAATTCATTTGGAACTTCAAATGGTCTAACTGTAGCTAAAATAAATACTGTAAATCCTGCAGTTATTCCAGCAGCTTTCCAAGATGGTAAATTCGTAAGTGTATTCTCTGAAAATATTATGGGATGGACTACTGAAGCAAACACATCAGTATCAGCATCAGGAACTTATATATTAGATACAACAGTTGGAATTAAAACTGGTTCTCAAGCAGCATTTGTAGATAAAACCGCAAGTGAAACGATATTTTGGGCACCTGTTTCAAATATAGATTCAAATATTGGTACAAACACATTAGCAAGTAATGGTGAAGGAGTAACAGGAGTAACGTTAACATCAGGTTCTCTTTCTGGAGCACCATATATAAGTGGTGGAACTTGGAAATTAGTAGCAACTGCTAGTGGATTGTTCGCACCTATGTACGCAGCATCAACTACATTAGTAGATGTAACAATAGGAAGTACAAGTGGATACACAATCACAAATACAGCTGGTACTGATACATTATCAACATCAGGTGGTTCAATCCAAACATCAGGAATGGTAACATCAGCTGATGGTAACACTGCAAGAAATAGTGGTACTCCTGTAAGAAATGATTTAGTAGAAGTTGATGCAACTTATACAATTAGTGGAACGGGTGATACTTTTGTGGAAGCAAGAACTGGTGGTGATACATCATATACATTAACACTAAAAGGTAGAAATAGAAATAGTTCACAATCTACATTAGATACTCAAACTGTAAACCTACATACAGCAGGTGCATTCGGACAACCTGCTTCTAGTGGTTCAATGGCTTACTATGGTGGTGGAAATCAATCTTCGGCATTGGATGAGAGATTTACAAACGAAACTTATAGAAGAATTATTAGTACATCAACCGCATTAACCAATGCATGGAATAGTGTATCAACGGCATTAGATTTAGGTAATGGTGGTGATTTACAGGTTAAGCCAGGTTATTTGGTTGACCCAAAATCAGCAAACGGATATTGGTATCCTACAACTGGATACGATGCATCACATTATAAGTGGTATCTAAGAGAATTTGATACATCAGCATCAAACAATAAAGGTACTTTAACAATTAACTTAGACCCTAACTCATCATCTGATTTAGTAGCATTTAGTGATACAACGGCTAATAAAATAGCAGTTGGTGTTATATTTGGAGCTACTAATTCAAAAATATTTGATGCAGTAAAAGGTAATCAATCATATGGTGGTTCATTGAACTCACAATCAACAGGAGCAAATAATCCGTTTAGTGATTCAGTTGATGTTGTTGGTGATTTCTCATCATTTAGTAATTCATCAGGAACATTAACATTAGGATTGAATAATGCAGGTGGACAAACTATTAATTCATCAAATGATAAAATTTGGTTATTGATTAGATATAAAGGTACACCAAGTCAAACATTAGAAAGAATGACGGTTTCAGTATCGTAATAAAGAGGAATAAAAATGGCATATAATACAAGTAACAGGTCGGAAAGATTACTACAAGGTAGAAGATTTACAACGGATAATCTATCACTTACTCAGGAAGCATTTACTGATGTATTTGATTTAGGGGCAGGTGAGATATTCACCGATGATGGTCTTATTCCAACGGGAAGTACACAATTAGCATATAGTGGTTCATCACAAAATGGTGGTATCATAAGTGGTAGTGTTGTTAACCCATCAATCGAAACTGATGTAAACGTACTAAAATATCACTATAGAAAAAAATTAAAACAAGCGGCAGATGGGCAAAGAGAAGTTTATTACTTTACAACTTCAGACCCATCATCTGTTTCAGATACAGTAACATCCGACCAACTTATCGAAGCAGACCAGCAAACTAATTTTGTATCACCAAAATATATAATCGCAAGTGATTCACCAAATAATACTGAGAGTTCTACTCCAGGTTATAAAGTTGTAGTATATAAAGATACGGCGAGTTCAGCAGGAAGTATTTCATCTTCACCAGCAGACCCTTCTCATTATGTATATGATTTTAAAACAGGTGTTTTAACTTGGGTATCAAACGCACCAGCATCAAATCAGTTTGTTTATATAACGGCTTATCAATATGTTGGTAGAACACTTCGTTCACAAATCGATGATGGTTCTATCGGTGGTGGTGGAAGTGATATCACAATACAAGAAGAAGGTTCTTCATTATCAACGGCAGCTACAACAATTAACTTTGTAGGTAACGCAGTTACAGCGACTGGAACGGGCGCAACTAAAACAATTACAATTAATACCGCAGGTAGTTCATTAGATATAGATTCCCAAACAGATGGGACAGGAATAACTGTAGAAGCTACTGATAAGTTAATATTATCAGATGCTGGAACAGAGAAAAAGATTAATGTATCTCAGTTATTTGATTCAGCAGATTTTGATACTGAAGTAGCAGCTAATTCAGCAGTAACTGCTAATACGGCTAAAGTTACTTATCCAACGGCTGATTCAACTAAAGTAGGTTACTTAACTGTAACTCAAGCAGTTGATTTAGATAGTGTGGAAGCAGAAGCAACTAGAACATCAATTTGGAATGTAGCAGCGGCAGGTGGAAAATATACTTTCTCAGGTCCTGGTTTGAGTGGAACAGAAAATAATCCAGCTATATACTTAATGAGAGGTGAAAAATACAGATTCGCAGTAAACGCATCAGGTCATCCTTTCCGAATTCAAACATCAGCTGGAGCATACGATGCATCTACTCAATTTACAGATGGATTAACTAACTTAGGTACTGCTAGTGGTAACGTAGAATTCAATGTTCAATTTGATGCACCTGATACTTTATATTATGTTTGTCAATCTCATTCAGGTATGGGTAATGTTATTCACATCTTAAACAAAAGAGTAGATGGGTTAATTAGTGGTTCAGCAGGAATCGTTGCTGGGTTAGTAGGACAAAACTTAAACATTGGTGAATTAACTGCTACTAAAGTAGTTACAAATATAGTATCTCAATCCATATCACTTGCTACGGGTTCTAATATATTTGGTGATGAACAAACAGATACTCATCAAATTACAGGTTCATTACAATTAACAGGAAGTTTTTCATTTACTGAAATAGATGGTGGAAGCTTCTAAAAATATAATAGGTAAATAGATGGCAGGTAAAATTAGATTAAAGAGAAGTGATACAACAGGTAATGTGCCTGATGCAGGTAATTTATCATTAGGTGAACTTGCTGTCAATACTTACGATGGGAAATTATTTTTTACAAAGAATGATGGTTCTGTAAGTTTAGAAACAATAGTAACTACTAATGCACAAATCACTGGTTCTTTAGAAATGACAGGGGCTGTAACATCATCCTTTGCTTTAATTAAAACCCAATCACCATCAGGAGATGTACTTACTGTAAATGTTGGTGGACAGGATAAAGTAACAATTAATAACGATGGTACATTGGTAGTAAAAGAAGTTGCAACGTTACCAACTGGAGAAAAAGGAGCACTTTCAGTTAGTGGAAGTAACTTTTTTGTATATTTATAAAAGTAATCAAATTAAAAACAATATTTATAAAGGTAAACTTATAGTTTAACAAAATTAAAAGAGGAACAATAAAATGGCAGAATGGAAAAAGGTAATAGTCTCCGGCTCAACAGCAGCATTAGCTGCAGCGAACGTAGATGGAACTGTAACCGCTAACGCGTTTAGTGGTGATGGTTCAAACTTGACAAATGTACCCGCCGGTTCGATAAATATCGAATCATTTACAAATGGTACAGGAATTACGGTAGCCAGTACAGATAAACTTATCTTATCAGATGCTGGAACAGAAAAATATATTAACGTATCTCAGTTACCATTTACAACTAATTCATTTAGAGGTATAAGAGTAACGAATGGTGAAACAGAAACTTCATTAGAAAGTTCAGAAGCCCTAAACATTACAGCAGGAACTAATGTTAGTCTTTCAGAATCAGAAGGTGTAGTAACAATCACTTCTACGGATACTAACACAACTTATTCAGTAGGTGATGGTGGATTAACTCAAAAGAATTTTACAACCACATTAAAAACTAAGTTAGATGGAATTGCAGCATCGGCTAATAATTATGCATTACCTTTAGCAGCATCGGGTACAAGAGGTGGTGCTAAAATTGGATATACTGAAAATGGTAAAAACTATCCTGTAGAATTATCATCAGAAAAAATGTATGTAAATGTTCCTTGGAGCAACACCACTTACTCTGTAGGTGATGGTGGTTTAACACAAAAGAACTTTACCACTACTTTAAAATCTAAATTAGATGGTATTGCTACATCAGCAAACAATTACTCATTTGCAAATAGTATTGATGGTGGTGAAGGTGTAGCAGTTGATAGCGGTGGAACACAAGATTTCAGAGCTGGAACTAATGTAACTCTAACACAAGCAGATGGTGGTGCAATTACAATTGCATCAACAGATACTAACACAACTTATTCAGTTGGTGCTGGTGGTTTAACTCAAGAAAACTTCACTACTACTCTAAAAAATAAATTAGATGGAATTGCAGCATCGGCTAATAACTATTCATTACCAGAAGCAACAGCGACTGTGCGAGGTGGTATTGAATTATTCAGTAATACAGACCAATCAGTAGCAGCTAACACAGTATCAGCAACTGCTGGTAGAACTTATGGTTTACAATTAAACTCAGCTGGACAAGCGGTAGTTAACGTTCCGTGGACTAATACACAAAGTACTAGAGGTGTAAGAACAGAAAATGGTGAAACTGGAACTGCACTAGGTACATCTGAAACATTAACCCTTAAAGCAGGAACAAATGTTAGTATTTCAGAATCAGAAGGAACAGTAACATTTAGTTCAACTGATACTAATACTACATATTCGGTAGGAGATGGTGGATTAACTCAAAATAACTTTACAAATGCTGACCATAGTAAATTAAATGGTATTGCGGCTAGTGCAAATAACTACTCACTTACAATCGCTGATGTTAAGAGTGTACTTGGTGGTGGGATGCCATCTAACGCATTAACAATTGGTGATACTAATGATACAATTACTATTGCTGGTAATTTAGATGTAAATGGTACAACTACTACTATTGATACAACTAACTTAGCAGTTACAGATAAATTTATCGAATTAAACAGAGGTGCAACAACAGAAGGTGATGGTGGTATTGTAATTAATGGTGCTACTAATAAATCATTTGGTTGGGATGATACAGCTGATAGATGGGCGTTTGATTTTACTGGAGCAACCGCAGGACAAACTACTATCGATACTGATGCATTCGTAGCAGCTGTAGCTAAGGTTAAAACAGATGTAAACTACCAAAAAAATGGAAACCTTCACGTAGATGGTACAGATATTTGGATTTATGTTGAATAATAAGTAATGAAACTAAAAAAAGTTATAAAAAAAATTATGGAAGATTTTAAAAGTTTAAGAAGTAAAGCTGAAGGAAAAGGTAACAAAGATATATCTCTAACTAAAACAGAATTAGAGTTCCTCTTACAATTGATTGCCAAATCTAATTTTGAAGGAAGAGATGTTCAAATAGTTTACGAAACCGCAGTAAAACTTCAACAGTTAATTCAATCAGAATAATATCAACAAGACCCCTTACAGAAATGTAGGGGGTTTTTTATTTAATAAAAAATTATTACATATTTATTGATACATATCTTTGGATATTGGCCCCATAGTGGGGAAGTGGGCTCATATTTTGTGAGTATCCAACCATAACTAAAAGGAAAAGAAATTATGCCAAATTGGAAAAAAGTAATCGTTAGTGGTTCATCTGCAGAACTAACAACACTAAAACTAACAGGAACTTCAGGACAATCTTCTGAAGCAACTTCACTAATGATTAATAGTAGTGGGGTAGTGGGAACTAGAGAATTAGGTTCAAACGCATTTAATTCAAACACATATAATAACTATTCATTACCATTAGGTTCATCATCAACAAGAGGTGGATTTAAAATTGGATACACAGAGAGTGGTAAAAATTATCCTGTTGAGATATCCTCTGAAAAAATGTACGTTAACGTACCTTGGACTGATACCAATACTGATACAAACACTTTTAGAGCCGTAAGAACAACAAATGGTGAAACTGGAACTACATTAGGTTCAACTGAAACTTTACACCTAGTGGCAGGAACTAATGTTAGTCTTTCAGAATCAGAAGGTGAAGTAACAATATCTTCAACTGATACAAACACCAACACAACGTATTCAGCAGGAAATGGAATTGGATTAAGTGGAACTACATTCTCGGTATCAGCAGGAACATCTTTAACTCAAAATTCATCTGGTTTAAGTGTAACTTCAAATGGAATTGGAGCAACTCAACTTAACGTATCAGGAAATGGAACAACTGCACAATTCCTTAGAAGTGATGCAGATGGTTCATTCACTTGGGCAACTCCAACCAATACCACTTATTCAACGGCAACTTCTTCTACTTTAGGTTTAGTTAAAATTGGATATTCAGAGAATGGAAAGAACTATCCTGTAGAATTATCAAGTGGTAAGATGTACGTTAACGTACCTTGGAGTGATACAAATACTGATACTAACACTCAACTATCAACTGAAGAAGTAAGAGAAGCATTCTCAGCAGGTTCTAATGTAACAATTGAAGATGGTGTAATTAGT